AAGCAGATCACGACCGACCAGGGTATTATTTCCGCGACTGTGGAGGTGAAAAAGCCATGACCGAGGAACGGGCAAGAGAAATCCTGCAGGAATACCGGGAAACCGATGAAGAGACCGGCCAGACCTACGAGTTGACGGTCAAGCGCTGCCTTTCCGCTGAAGGGGCGCAGTTCGTGTTTCTGTGCGCCCTGGGGGGAGATCCCGACCAGGAAGTGGAGTACGCCGTTGTGAAGGCAACGGAGGATGTCGTTGTGGTGCCCGCATAGCACCACGGAAAACTGAATCGTTGATGAAAGCACCGAGCTGAACATGCCCGGTGCTTTTTTCATACAAAAATACCGCTGACCCGGCGGATACAGCAGGGTGGCCGCTATACGGGGACTGGCCCGGTGAACAAGGACGGCGGCAGAAAGGAGCCAGATATGAAATTGCAGTGGTTGAAGGACATCCTGGGAGACAGCTACACCGAGGAGCAGGACGCCAAGGTGTGCGCCGCCCTGGGGGAGCGGTTCGTGGCCCGGACCGACTTCAATGACAAGGTCTCGAAGCTCAAGGAGGCCGAGGCCCAGGTCACGCAGCTCAACACGGCGGTCAAGACCCGCGACACGCAGCTGGAAGAGCTGCGGAAGGCTGCCGGGGACAACGCCGAGCTGCAGAAGCAGATCGACACCCTTACCCAGCAGAACAAGGCCGACAAGGCCAGCTATGAAAAGGAGCTGGCAAGTATCCGGCTGACTGCGGCCGTGGACGCGGAGCTCACCGCCGCCGGTGCCCGGAACAATGTCGCTGTCCGTGCTGTCCTGGCTGACTTCCTGAAGGACGTCAAGATCGTGGACGGCAAGGTTTCTGCCAAGGTGGGGGACGAGACCGTTACCCTGGCCGCCAAGGTGGACGCGCTGAAGAAGGACGCTGCGACGGACTTCCTCTTTGCCTCTGCTGGTAAAGGCGGCGGGAAGTACGAGGGCTGGAAGCCCGGCGAGGGCGGGGACAGCCGGAAGCCCGGCGCGGAGAAGAAGCCCTCGGAGATGACCTACACTGAGCTGGCGGAGTATCTGGCCGCGAACCCCGACGCCAAGCTGGACAACTGAGAGGTGCAGACATGAAGAACATCACCGTCCCGACACGCACCGTGTCATTCGAGGACGCCTTGCGAAATCTGGCGTCCCGGCTGACCGGCAAGCCCGCCTCCGTGCTGCCCCGCACCCAGGAGGGTGTCGTGCAGTACCTGGCGGACACGCTCCCCAGCGTGGATGCGCTGGCGGAAGCGATCACCAAGGAAGTGCTTGCCCGTATGGCGGCCGTAGAGCCCCCCACGTCGGCCGATGGGAGCTCCGGGGGTACGGATACCCAGGAGCCCGCAGAAACCGACACGGAGGCCGACACGGCCGACACGGAGCCCCCCAAGGGCCGCAAGCGTAAGACCAAAACCGAGTAACAGAAAGGATGACTGACAATGGCTAACACCAAGTTCGATTCCAAGAGCTTCAATCCCCAGGCGTTCAAGTACTCCGTCGACCGGGTGCCCCGGACCCGGCTGAATGAGATGCGGAAGTCCCGCGCCCTGGCCGGGAACCCTGACATCCGGGATGTGTTCAGCTCCCAGAGCGGAACCGCTTATGCCCGGATCGCCATGCGGGGCCTGCTGGACGGCGACGCCGTGAACTACGACGGCCAGACCGACATCACCGCCACCACCACCAAGACCTTCGAGCAGGGCGTTGTCGCTATCGGCCGGGCCAAGGCGTGGACCGAGAAGGACTTTTCCTACGACATCACCGGCGGCGTCGACTTCATGGACAACGTGGCCCAGCAGGTGGCCGAGTACTGGCAGGACGTCGACCAGGATACCCTTCTGGCCGTCCTTAAGGGTGTCTTTTCCATGACCGGCGGCAAGAGCGCGGAGTTCGTGCAGCTGCACACCTACGAGGTGGCGGGCAATATGGAGGCCACCACCATGAACAGCGCCACCGCCCAGGCTTGCGGCGACCGCAAGCGCCGGTTCACCCTGGTGTTCCTGCACTCCGTGGTAGCCACCAACCTGGAGAACCTGAACCTCCTGACCGCGCTCAAGTACACCGACAAGGACGGCGTGACCCGTGACCTCACCCTCTACTCCTGGAACGGCAAGCTGGTGGTCGTGGACGACGGTATGCCCGCCGAGGCTGGCTACTTCCCCGCTGACTCCACCACCGAGGGGGCCCTCCAGGTCAAGGCTTCCGGCGCTACTGACGGCCAGATCAACCAGGCGGAGGTCACCCCCTACTTTGGGGAGGGCACCCCTGCGGCGGACAGCTATGTGGTGCCTGGCACCCGGTACACCAGCTATGTGCTGGGCGACGGCGCGATCAGCTATGAGGACCTGGGCGTGAAGGTGCCCTACGAGATGGCCCGCGACCCCAAGAAGAACGGCGGCGAGGACACCCTCTACACCCGGCAGCGTAAGGCTTTCGCTCCCTTCGGCATCAGCTACGAAAAGACCAGCCAGGCCACTCTCTCCCCCACGGATGCAGAGCTGGCCAACGGTGCCAACTGGTGCCTGGTCCATTCCGGTGAGACCGACGAGGAGGACCGCTCTTACGTCGCCCACAAGGCGATCCCTATCGCCCGCATCCTCTCCAGAGGCTAAAGCTCATGGAGGGCGTGTATGAGGCCGTGGTGGCCCGGCTCTCCATGCTGGGCTATACCGTCACGGATGCCGATAAAGCCGGCCTGGAATATCTGATCCATAAGTGTGAAGTGGACATCCTGACGAACATCAACCACCGGGAGCTTCCGAAGGGCCTCTTTTACACGCTGGTGGATATGGTCGCCGGGCAATTCCTTTTCAACAAAAAGGCCGCTGGCGGGCTGGAGGGCTTCGACTTCGATGCCCCCGCCAAGAGCATCACGGAGGGTGACATCTCCGTGACCTTCGCCGGGGCCAGCGATGGGGCCAGCAGCGCGGAGAGCCGATTCGACGCGCTGCTGGACCGCCTTATGCACCCGCCGGACAGCGTTCTGGCGGCGTTCAGGAGGTTGCGATGGTAATCAATAACCCGGCCTATAAAAAGGCCATTCAGAGCCTTTGGGACGGCCGTGCCACGGTAACGGTGCGCGTCGGGAGGCTCAATGAAGCCACTGGCCGCACGGAGCCGGTGGAACAGGTCACAGTGAAAGACGCCGCCTGTCGGCTCTCACACAAAACCGTTACCACCACCGAGCCCACCGAGGAAGCGGCGCTGGTGGCGCAGACCGTGGTACTCTACATTGACCCCTCCGTGGAGATCCCGGAGGGGTCAAAAATCACCGTGACCCAGAACGGCGTCACCCGTGATTATGAGCAGAGCGGAAAAGCGGCCGTGTTCACCTACCACAAGGAGGTCCCCCTGGAGCTCTTCAAGGAGTGGGCGTAATGCGGTGGGGGAGCGTGGACTACCGGCAACTCCAAAAGCTGCGCGACAACCTGGCGAAGCTGGAGAGCGTGGACATGGACAAGTTCTGTCGGGATATGTCGAAGGAGCTGGCGGCCCGGCTGCTGGCCCTGGTGATCCCCCGGACGCCGGTGGGGCAATACCCGAAGGGCAGCGGAAAGAAAGGCGGGACCCTGCGCCGGGGCTGGACGGCCAAAACGGCTGAGGAGGCCGCCACCGGCGGGACAAAGGTTGACCCGAAGGCTTACGCGAACTCGCTGCCGGTGTTCAAGCGGGGGCGGACCTTCTACATCGAGGTCATCAACCCCGTAAAATATGCCAGCTATGTGGAGTTCGGCCACCGCACACGGGGCGGAAAGGGCTGGGTCGCCGGTCAATATTTCCTGACCTTGTCAGAGCGGGACTTGGAGCGGGTGGCCCCGGCTGTCCTGGAAAAGGAGCTGGAGAAGCTGCTGCGGAGGGTGTTCAATGTCTGAAATCAGTTTTAGCAGTATCTATGACGGCGTGAGCCTTGCACTCCACGCCGCCTTTCCTTCCGTACAAGTGCACGGGGGGAACGTAAAGCAGGGGCTGAACCCTGGGGACCTGAACGTGATTATGCCCTCCGCCGGGAATACCCGCCAGGTAGGGACGCGCTTTCTCCGCACCCCAACCCTGGACGTGATCTACTACCCGAAAGAGGGAATGGCGGAGTGCTGCGAGATGGCGGAAACGCTGGTCCATGTCCTGGAGGACATCACCACCCCGGCGGGGGACCTCGTACACTGTACCCGCTGCGAATGGTCCGTTGAAGAGGGTGTGCTGCACGTCCTCGTGGAATACGACCACCACGTCTATACCCCCAGAGAGCAGGACCTCATGGAAACCTTGGACCTTGAAATGGAGGGGTAAAAATGGCACAGGCCAAGACAACGAAAACCGAAGCGGCGGCCGCCGCTGCTGCCACCTATACCGTGGACCAGCTGGCGGCCTCCAAGAGATACGCCAACCGGCGGGACCTTATCCGGGCCCTGCTGGACAGCGGCAAACGCTACACCTTGGACGAGGTGGACCGTTTGATCGAGAGTTACATGAAAGGACAGGTGAAGTAATATGGCCCTCGGCGGAGGAACCTGGCTCACCCAGAATAAGACCCTGCCCGGTTATTACTGCAACTTCTCCAGTGTGGCACGGGCATCCGCTACGCTTTCCGACCGCGGATACGCAGCAGCCCCCTTTGAGCTGGACTGGGGACCGGAGGGGGAGGTTTTCGCCGTGACTTCCGGCGACTTCCAGAAGAACAGCAAGAAGATTTTTGGCTATGCCTATACGGACCCGGCCATGCTGCCGCAGCGTGAGATTTTTACCCACGCGACCACGGTTTATTGCTACCGGCTGGGCACCGGGGCGGTCAAGGCAAAGTGTACCCTGGCAACGGCGAAGTACGGCGGGACCAGGGGCAACAGCATCACCATCGTGGTGGCGGCCAACGTGGACAACGAGGACGCCTGGGACGTGAGCACCATCGTGGACGGTGTTTCCGCCGAGACCCAGACGGTGGAGCAGGCAGCGGACCTGGTGAGCAACGATTGGGTGGACTTCATCACTACGGCCACGCTGGAGGCCACGGCGGGAATGCCCCTGACCGGGGGCAGCAACGCCACGACCATCGACGGCGAGGCGCACCAGGCATTTCTGGACAAGATCGAGCCCTACTCCTTCAACGCGCTCTGCTGCCCGGCGTCGGATGCGACCACCGTGCGGCTCTACCAGCAGTTCTGCAGCCGTGTCCGGGACGAGGTCGGCAGCAAGTTCCAGCTGTCCGCCTGGCAGCCTACCACGGCGGACTATGAAGGCATCATCGGCGTTTGGAATACGGTCACCCACCCGGAGATCGCCAATGTCCCCTCGCACTACCTGGTCTATTGGGTGGCCGGGGCAGAGGCCGGCTGCGCGGTGAACAAGTCGCTCACCAACTTCAAGTATGACGGCGAGCTGACTATCGACACCAACTACAGCCAGGCGGAGCTGGAGGCCGCCCTGAAGGCGGGCAAGTTCATGTTCCACAACGTGAACGGCGACGTGCGGGTGCTGGAGGACATCAACACCCTGCTCACCCTGTCCGACACCAAGGGCGAGATCTTCCAGAGCAATCAGACCATTCGTGTCTGCGACCAGATCGCCAATGACACCGCTGTGCTGTTCGCTACCAAGTACCTGGGCAATGTTCCCAACGACGCCAGCGGCAGAGCCTCCCTGTGGGGTGACATCACCAAGCTCATCCAGAACCTGAACGACATCCGGGCGGTGGAGAACTTCGACCCGGAGATCGTGACCTGTGAGCAGGGCGATACCAAGAAGGCGGTGCTCTGCATCGTCAACGGCCTGAACGTGGTGAACGCGATGGCCCAGCTCTATATGAGCGTCATCATCCAGTAAGGGAGGGAGAAAAATGTCTAAGGCGACTATGAACACCCAGGACGCCGTCAGCGCCAACTTCGCGGAGTGCTTCGTCACCATCGACGGGACCCGCTACTCCATGCTGATGGCGAAGGAGTTCGAGGGTAAGGCCACCGTGAACACCAAGGAGGTCTACAAGCTGGGCAACCCGGTGGTGGGCCACAAGGCCCAGACGATGGCGCTGGCCTTTTCCATGACCATCTACAAGTGCACGGAGATTTTCGACACGGTGGTGGAGCAGTTCCTCAAGACCGGCGTAATGCCCACCTTCACGGTGCAGACCTCCAACGACGATCCGGCCACCTCCGTGGGCCGGAGCACCAAGATTTACAACGACTGCATCCTGGACGGCGACGTGCTGCTCTCCATGTTCAACGCGGAGGGGGACTTCGTGGAGCAGACCATCGAGGGCTACTGCGACAGCTTCACTCGCCCGGAGCAGTACACCAACCCGTCCTATATGTAAGGGCGGCCGGAGACAAGGAGGAAAAATCCAATGAGTAACCTGTCCGCGTTTATGCGCGCCAATGTGCAGCAGATCGAGAACCACAAGTATGTCGCCTCCCCCCGCATTCGGGGGGAGGATGGCAAGCCCGTGGAGTGGGAAATCTGCTGCATTTCCGCTGACGAGTATGCCCGCATCCGGTCCTCGTGCATCCGCCAGGTGCCGGTGCCGGGCAAAAAGAACCAGTTCGCCACCCAGGTCGACACCTACACCTTCCAGACCAAGGTGTGCGCCCGGTGCACGGTATTCCCGGACCTCAACGACGCCGCGCTCCAGAACGACTGGGGCGTTGTGAAACCGGAGGAGCTGCTGGGGAAGCTGCTGATCGGCGGCGAGTTCGACGACTATGTGACCGAGGTGTTCCAGCACAACGGCTTCAAGACCGACGACGAGCTGGTAGAAGAGGCAAAAAACTAATCCTGGACGGTGACCCGGAGGCGAACTATGCTCACTTCTGCTTGCAGAAGTGGGGCTGGGAGCCGTCCAAGTTTTTAGACTTGCCTGTCCTGGAGCGGGCCGTGGTAATCGCCTCCATAAACGTCCGCTGCGAGGCGGAACGGAAAAAGGAAGCGGAGCTAAAGCAGAAGGCCCGGAGGAGCCGGGGAAAGAGGCGGTAAGCGGTTGACACTTTCCGGTGCGTCCGGTATGATGTGGGCATACATTCCACAACGGAGGGTGTGTCGGTATGAGCTTATTCAAGCCTAAAATGGACCCGGCCATCAAGGCAAAGGCCGAGCGGCCGGGTGTCCTGGTGTTCGTATCTGTTCCCTGCGTATCCGGCCTGCCGGTGCCAGAAAAGACGATGGCTCAGGTGTACTACTTCGAGGACCACCTTGAAATCGACGCCGGGGGCACAGAGTACAACCTGACCCTCGAAAAAGTACAGGAAATTGCGATTCAAACCCATGTGGAGCAGCAGACCCAAGCGGTGAGCAGCGTGGGGGGTGCCATGCTGGGAGCTGCCATCGCCGGTCCCATCGGGGCCGCCATCGGAGGAAGAGCGAAGGAAAAGAAGATTCAAAGCACGACGTCTTTCCTCGTGGTCTCCTATACCGGAAAAGATGGCGCTCCGGCCTATATCGCCTTTGACGCACTCTACACCCCCAAATGCGCGGACATAGTCAAGCTGTTCCAAAAGCGCCCCCGGCAAACGGGGAAAATCGAACTTTAAGCAGCGGCCACCCTCCCAGGTGCGGGAGGGTGGCCCTTTTCATGCCTCCAAAGGTGGTGAAATTATGGCGTCTATTCGTTCTCAGATGGTCCTGAATGACGGGATCAGCGGTGTGCTGCGGAAGATCAACACCGCCCTGAATACTACCCTCAATGCTTTTGAGCAGGTCCAGCGGGCCTCCGGGAACGCCGTGGACACGGCCCAGATCCAGGCGGCCAGAGCGGCGCTGGTGGAGGCAAACCGGGAGGTAGACAACATGGCCGAGGGCTACCGCCGGGCGGCACAGCAGGAAGAGGTGCTGAACCGGGGGCTGCGAAACGGTGCAAGCGCTGCGGATGGTATGCTGGGCCGGGTCAAAAGCCTTGTGGCGACCCTGGCCGCCGGAGCCGGGATAAAGGCCATCCTGGGAATGTCGGATAAAATGACCAGCACCTCGGCCCGCCTCAGCTTCCTCGTGGACGATGGCGGGTCGGTGGACGCGCTGGAACAGAAAATCATGGCCTCCGCCCAGCGGTCCAGGGCGGCCTACCTGGACACGGCCTCGGCAATCGCCAGCATGGGCGCAAACGCCGGATCGGCCTTCTCCGATAACGACGAGCTTATCGCATTCATGGAACAGGTCAACAAGCAGTTCGTCATCGGCGGAGCCACGGCGGAGGGCCAGTCTGCCGCTATGCTGCAGCTCACCCAGGCGATGGCCGCCGGAGCTCTCCGTGGTGAGGAGTTGAACTCCATCCTGGAGAATGCCCCCGGAATTGCCCGTGCCATCGAGAGCTACATGGGCGTGGCAGAGGGCTCCATCAAGCAGTATGCGGAACAGGGGCTTATCACATCCGAGGTCGTGAAAAACGCGCTGTTCTCCGTCGCCGACGAGACCAACGCAAAGTTTGAGTCCATGCCTATGACCTGGGCCCAGGTCTGGACCACGATGCAGAATAAAGCCCTGTCCATCTTTGACCCCATCCTTGCAAGAATAAACCAGGTGGCAAACAGTGAGCGCTTCTCCACCGTCACGGACGGCATCATTTCCGGGCTTGCCGGTATCGCAGCCGTGGCCGGGGTGGTGCTGGACCTCCTGATAAGCGGAGGGGCGCTGGTGGTGGATAACTGGTCCTGGATCAGCCCCATTGTGTGGGGGCTGGTGGCCGCTTTCCTTGCCTATAATACCGTGGCCCTTATCACAAACGGCATCAACGGGGCTATGGCGCTGGCGGAGGGCGTAAAGGCCGCCGCCCTGGCTATGAGCACCGGGGCCACCTTTGCCGCCACAGCGGCCCAATACGGGCTCAATGCGGCCCTGCTGGCGTGCCCTATTACCTGGATAGTGGTCCTCGTCATCGCCCTTGTGGCGGCCTTCTACGCGGCCGTGGCGGCCATCAATCACTTTGCCGGGATCTCCCTCTCCGCGACCGGGCTCATTATGGGCGCGTTTGCCGTGGCGGGGGCCTTCCTCATCAACCTGGTCCTGGGTGTGGTGAACTTCGTGATTGGCCTGGGGGTGGAGCTCTACAACCTGATCGCCACCTTTGCCAACTTCTTCGCCAACGTGTTCAATGACCCGGTGGGGGCCATCATCAACCTGTTTGCCGGGATGTTCGACTTTATCCTGGGCATCGTAGAAAGCGCCGCCTCGCTCATTGACACCGTGCTGGGAACCGATATGTCCTCGGCGGTGGCCGGTTTCCGAAACACCGTCGCCACGAAGGTGGAGGAGATCGTGGGGGACCAGGTGGAGGTCATGGAGAAGCTCGACGCCTCCGACTATCAGATCCAGCGCATCGAATACGGCGACGCCTGGGCCGCTGGTAATGACCTCGGAAAAGGCATCGAGGATGCCGTGGGCGGGCTGTTCGACTTCGACCTGGGAACCGGCGAGGATTACGGAGCCGGCTTCACGATGGACGACATCGCCAACAATGCAGCCCTTACCGCCGAGAACACCGGGGCCACAGCTGATGCGCTGACGGCCAGTAATGAAGAGCTGGCCTATCTGCGGGACATCGCCGAGCGTGAGGCAATCAACCGCTTCACCACCGCCGAGGTCCGCATCGATATGACCGGCATGACGAACCGCATCGAAGGCAGCGCAGACCTGGACGGCGTGATTTCCGAGCTGACCAACGGCTTTACCGAAGCGCTGGTTACGGCGGCAGAGGGGGTGCACACATGAGTTATTCCTGCTACCTCGGCGGGGTGGAGTGGCCCACCCCGGAGAAGCTGCAGCTGAAAATCAAGGGCAAAAATAAAACCCTGGTCCTGCTCAATGAGGGAGAGGTCAACTTCCTGCGGGCCCCCGGCCTTACAGAGCTCGTGGTGCCTTTTGACCTCCCCATGCTCACCGGGGCCTATTCCCCGGACCGCTACCTGGGGATTTTGGAGAACCTGAAAGCGAACCGGGAAACCACGCAATTCATCCTGGTACGGGCCTCCCCTTCCGGCCGGAGCCTCTTTGACACCAACATGAAGGTGAGCGTGGAGGATTACACCGTCACCGAGGAAGGGAAGAACGGCCTGGATGTTTCCATCGACGTCAACCTCAAGCAGTGGCGGGACTACGGGACAAAGACCGTGACCGTGGAAACCCCGCAGGACCAGGCGGAGAGCACGCCGACGGTGACCGTGGAAAAGGAGCGGGACGAGAGCACCGCTCCAACGGCCAAGACCTACACGGTAAAGGCCGGCGACTCCCTCTGGGCCATTGCAGCCAAATACTATGGCAGCGGGGCCGAGTACAGCAAAATCTACAACGCAAACACGGACAAGGTGAGTAACCCTAACCTAATCTATCCGGGGCAGGTGCTTACCATCCCATGACCTACGAGCTGCTGATCCAGCACAACGGGGTCATTATGCTGCCCCCTGTGGTGGAAAGCGTGAGCATCGAATGGGAGCGCCAAGGCCAGCCCGGCAAGCTCACCGCCGAAGTGGTAAAGACGCCGGGCCTCAGCTTCCAGGAAGGGGACCCCTGCCGTTTTTCCGTGGACGGCACCCCCCTTTTCTATGGCTTTGTGTTCGAGAAGAGCCGGAAGGGGAGCACGGACGAGATTATTCAAATCACCGTGTACGACCAGCTCTACTACCTGAAGAACAAGGACACCTATGTCTATTCCGGCAAGACGGCGACGGCGGTTCTCCGTATGATCGCCGAGGACTTCCAGCTCAATGTGGGCAGCCTGGAGGACACCGGCTATGTCATTGGGAGCCGGGTGGAGGATAACCACACCCTTTTTGACATCATCCAGAATGCCCTGGACGAGACCCTTAAGGCGACATCCCAGATGTACGTCCTCTATGATGACGTGGGCAAGCTGACGCTGAAAAATATCGGCAGCATGAAGCTGGGGCTGCTCATTGACGAGGAAACGGCCGGGGATTTCGACTACAAGAGCTCCATCGCTTCCCAGACCTACGACAAGGTGAAGCTCTGCTATGAGAACCAGGACACCGGGCAGCGGGAGATTTTCGTCGCCCAGGACAGCGCCAACATCAATCAGTGGGGCGTGCTGCAGTACTATGAAAAGCTGGACAGCACGACCAATGCGAAAGCGATGGCCGACGCGCTGCTGGGGCTCTACAACACCAAAACCCGAACACTCAAGCTGAAGGACGTGCTGGGGGACTGCCGTGTTCGAGCGGGGACCCTCCTGGTCGTCATGCTGGGCCTTGGGGACATCAATCTCTCCAACTACCTCATGGTGGAACAGGTCAAGCACAGCTTCAGCAACGAACAGCACCTTATGGACCTGAATATGCGAGGTGGTACGTTTGTCACTTGACCTGAATGCTCTGGTGCGGGCAGTCAAGAAAGCGGCGGTTGAAGCCGTCCGGGCGGAAAATCCGATGGGCGTATGCCACGGGACCGTGACGGGCCTCTCTCCGCTGGAGATCACCACGGACCAGAAGCTGATACTTGGGGAGAAGCAGCTTATCCTCACCAACGCCGTCCGGGATTACACGGTGGAGATGACCGTGGACCACGTAACCGAAGTCATCAGCCACGGGCATTCGGTAACGGACACCTACACCGGCGGCGGCACCGCCCAGCCGGTGGACCATTCGCACCCCTACAAGGGGCGGAAATCCTTCCGTGTGCACCTGGGGCTCAAAATGGGGGAGAAGGTCATCCTGGTACGCTGTGACGGCGGCCAGCAGTTCGTGGTTCTGGACAGATGGGAGGCACCGTGATGGCAACTTTACCAACTACCGGAGATGACCTCGATCTGGTCTCCTTTACCGTGGAAACGCAGCCCAGCGACACCTATAAGCTGGACATCGAGCACGACCGGGTGCGGGGCATGACAGACGAGCAGGATGCAGTGCGCCAGGCGATTTATCTCATCCTGAATGTCGAGCGCTACGCCTACCCCATCTATCCCCGGAGCTACGGCTCCGAGCTGACCGACTTGATCGGCAAGCCAAAGGACTACGCCATGAGCGAAATCAAGCGCCGGATCACCGAGGCGCTGCTCCAGGATGACCGCATCACTGCTGTGGACAGCTGGGAGTTTGAAACCGGCCGGAATTGGGTGCTGGCCCGGTTTGTGGCCCATACCATCTTCGGTGAAGTCGAGGCCGAAAAGGAGGTGGCAATCTGATGTTTGAAAACATGACCTATGAAGCGCTGCTTGCAAGGGCCCTTTCCAGGGTGACCTCCGTGGGGGACAAGCGGACGGGCTCTATGGTGATGAATGGTGTGGCCCCCTCTATGGCGGAGCTGGCCCAGCTCTATATCGCGGACGACTTCGTTTTTCAGGCGACCTACATCGCAACGGCTCCCCGTGAGTACCTGATCCGCCGGGCGGCGGACCGCAACATGGCCCCGTATCCCGCCAGCGCTGCCGTGTTCCGGGCGGAGTTCAATATCGAGGTGCCGGAGGGGACCCGCTTCTCCTGTGAGGACCTGAACTTCGTGGTGACCGCCCGCATGGACACGGAGTACGACACGGAGACCGGCCTCAGCCACCAGGTCACCTGTGAGACCGCCGGGGCGGCCGCCAACGATTATGGCGGCACCCTAATTCCGGTGGAGTATGTGCAGGGGCTCACCCATGCGGAGCTCGTGGAGCTGCTGATCCCCGGCGACGACGAAGAGGAAACCGAGGCATTCCGGCAGCGGGTCCTGGACAGTTTTCAGTCGCAAGCCTTCGGGGGGAACCAGGCGGACTACCGGGAAAAGGTGCTGGCGATGGACGGCGTGGGGGCCGTCAAGGTCCACGCCGTGTGGAATGCGGACGTATCCCCCTCGGCGCTCGTCCCTGGGGAGGCCGTGGACACCTGGTACACCGGCATCATCAGCTCCCTGGAAGAGCCGGTGGCCGCTTGGCTGACGGCGGTTTATACGGCGGCCAAGAACAAGAAGCTCACCGTGGGCGGAACCGTCAAGCTGGTAATCCTGGCCTCGGACTACGGAGCCCCCTCTCCCACCCTGATTGAAGAAATCCAGACCGCCATCGACCCGGTGCAGAACGCCGGGGAGGGCCTGGGGCTTGCCCCCATCGGGCACGTTGTCACGGTGGCCGGAGTCACGGCGGAGGCCGTGAATATCGAGCTGCACCTGACCTACGCCTCCGGGTGGGATTGGGATTCGACGAAGAGCTACGTGGAAGCTGTCATAGACGATTACTTTGAAGAGCTGGCCCGCAGCTGGGCGAGCTCTGATTTTTTGACCGTCCGCATCTCCCAGATCGAGAGCCGTATCCTCTCCGAGTGCTCCAGCATGATAACCGACATCGGGGGCACGAAGATCGACGGGAAAGAGAGCAACCTTGCCCTGGACCCGGACAGCATTCCCACCAGGGGGGTGGTATCCGATGGATAGGAGGCTCTTGGACTACTTGCCCCCAGTGCTGCGGGAGGTCCTGGAGTTCCAGACCATCAACGCAGCCAATGAGCCGGAAATCGCGGTGGCCTGGGATGCCGCAGCGCTGCTGCTGGCAAATCAGTTTCTGGAGACCGCCGACGAGAATGGGGTGGCCGTGTGGGAGCGGGAGCTCAAAATCTACCCCAAAGACACCGACACCCTGGAGGTCCGCAAGGCCCGCATAAAGGCTATGTGGAACCTGGAGCTCCCTTATACCGTGCCCTGGCTCCGAAACTGGCTGACGGGCCTCTGTGGGTCGACAGGGTACGAGCTCACGGTGTCGGACTACACCGTGGACATCCAGCTCGACTACAATGCGCTCCCCAATGCGAACAGCCTGGCGGGCGAAATCCTGGATATGCTGCTGGCGGTCAGGCCCTGCAATATGCTGGTGCTTATGACCGCCTTTCTGCAGTCTTACGGGACCATCTCCCACGGGGCATTCACGGAACAGTCCAGCTATATGGAAATCTGGCCCCACATCGTCAACGAGCTGGAGAGCACCGGCGGCGTGGTGATCGCGGGCCCGCCGGAATACAGCACAGTCCTTGAAATCCATCCGGCAGAATAGGAGGAAAGAGAAATGCCCGAAAAAACCTATGGCACCGTAATCACCAGCAGCGGGGCGGCCCTGATCGCGGCGTGTATCCTGAACGGCACGAAACTCCCCATCACGGACGCCGCTGTGGGCGACGGCGACGGGGCCTACTACCAGCCCACCGTGGACCAGACGGAGCTGAAGAACAAAAAGTGGGAGGGCGAGATCGCCAGCGCCACCATCAGCACCACCACCGCCAACATGATCGACGTGAAAATCATCGTCCCGGCGGACGTGGGCGGCTTCATCGTCCGGGAGGCCGCTATCTACTCCGAGGACGGAACGATGATTGCCGTATGCAACACCCCCGACACGGAGAAGGTGGCAATCGACGAGGGCGTGTCCGGCAAGCTGACCCTGCTCATGCACCTCATCGTGGCGGACACCTCCGTCCTGCAGTTCGTCATCAACCCCTCCCTGGACACGGTCAGCGAAGAGGACCTGGCGGCGGCCATCGATGCCCACAACGAGGACCCGGAGGCGCACCCGGACATCATCGAGCGGATCGACGCCATTACCCACACCATCAGCACGGTGCCCTCCCAGAGCGGCAGCCTGACCTATACCGGCTCCCCGCAGAGCCCCACGTGGAACGGCTATAACCCGGACACCCTGACCCTGGGCGGCGTCACCCAGGGGACCAATGCCGGGACCTACGAGGCCACGTTTACCCCCAAGGAGGGCTACACCTGGGACGGGGAGGATACCTCCCCCAAGACGGTCAGCTGGACCATTGGCCGGGCCACGGTGGCCGCCGTCCCCACGCAGAGTGGCGGCTTGACCTATGACGGGACAGCCAAGAGCCCCTCCTGGAGCGATTACAGCAGCGCTGCCCTGACCCTGGGCGGCGTTACGAGCGGCACCAACGCCGGAGCCTATACCGCCACGTTCACCCCCACGGCGAACTATCAGTGGTTCGACGGCTCCACAAGCGCCAAGGACGCCACCTGGAATATCGGCCGGGCCACGGTGTCCACGCTGCCCTCCCAGAGCGGCAGCCTGACCTACACCGGCTCCGTCCAGTCTCCCACCTGGTCCAACTACAACTCCGCTGTGCTGACCCTGGGCGGTGACACCAGCGGCGTGAACGCCGGGAATTACTCGGCTACGTTCACCCCGACGGCAAACTATCAGTGGTCCGGCGGAGGCACCGGCCCGCAGAGCGTGACGTGGACCATCGGGAAGGCCGCAGGAAGCCTCTCCCTCAACCCCCAGAGCCTTACCCTGAATAACGGCACCCCCTCCGGGACGATCACCGCCGTGCGGGCCGGGGACGGGGCTGTCAGCGCACAGTCCAGCGCCCCCGGTATTGCCTCGGTCAGCGTGTCCGGGAACACGGTCACGGTGACTGGCCTGGCCTACGGCACGGCCACCATCACAGTCAGCGTGGCCGCAGGGACGAACTACACCGCCCCCGCCAGCAAGCAGTGCAGCGTGACCGTGAACCTGTTCAACGATACGCTGGAAAGCAACAGCTGGGCTTCCATCAAGGCGGCCAGTGACGCCGACGACGGGGCCAACGTATGGAGCGTGGGCGACACCAAGGCGGTCACCATCAACGGGACCGTGCAGGGCTTCACCTTCTCCAACCTCACCGTCCAGGCATTCATCACCGGCTTCAATCACAACTCCAGCCGAGAAGGGAACCACAAGATCCACTTCCAGCTGGGGAAGATCAGTAACAAGCTGGTGGCCCTGTGCGACAACAACTACAATAGCAACGGCTCCAGTGCCGGCTTCCGTATGAACCAGTCGAACACCAACGCGGGCGGCTGGAAGGACAGCTATATGCGTAAGACCGTGCTGGGCAACAGCGGAACCCCCACCAGCCCTCCGGCCAACTCCCTGCTGGCTGCGCTGCCGAGCGACCTACGGGCGGTGATGAAGCCCATTACCAAGTACACCGACAACGTGGGCAACGACACCGGAAATGTGGAGTCCAATGTCACCGCAACCACGGACTATCTGGTCCTCTACGCGGAGTTTGAGGTGTTCGGGAGCCGGTCTGGTGCCAACAGCTACGAGCAGAACTATCAGGTCCAGTATCCCTATTACCAGGCGGGCAACAGCAAGGTTGCGTATAAGCACAACGCTCTCGACACGGCGGTGTGGTGGTGGCTCCGGTCCCCTT